TAATATAGTTACTTCCATTGCCTCTTCGTTCACCCAGCATAATATAAACACATCAGCTCCTATCTCCTTACGATTGTTAAAGACCAATCTGCCTGTCTTATACTTGGTGGACTTAACTTGAATGTCATATTCACCCAGCATCAGGTCTGTGCTGCCTCCATCACCTTCAAGGTTTATTGATGTGTCAAATGGTAGCTTGAGAGCCTTAGCAACAGCATATTCACCAAGTACACCCATTAAGTCAGCCTGTGCTTGTGTATTGCCCCAGCGAGCAACAGAGGGTCGGTCAGGATTGACCTGATCCTTGAGGAAGTGCCTGCCTGTTGCCAGCACTTTGAGGAACTTGAGTTCTCGCTCCGAAATCGTTATCTTCAAGACTCATAAGGGGTTACAATAATAGCACATAATTATTGATATTTACCCTATGAAAAAGGCATCTAAAGAGTCATCAGTTAAAATTAGCTTCGGGAAGCGTAGAGAGGGGAAGCATAGCAAGACCTCAGGGCCAAAGGCAAGCAACCAGAAAAAATATAAAGGACAAGGAAGATAATGGCAGACAAGAAATTTAAAACCAAGGTCAATGGCAAGACAGTCAGCTTTGGTGCTAAAGGCTACTCCATTGCTCCTGGCACACCTAAAGGTGATAATTATTGTGCAAGGTCATCGGGCATAAAGAAATGCAAGAACCCACCATGTGCCAATGATTTAAGTCGGAAAGCCTGGGGCTGTGTGGGCAAAAAGTCGGTGAAAAGTGCAGCTAAAAAATTCACTCGCATCAAGTAACTTTACAGCATGCAATTCCCGCTTAAGCATTTTAAAATAACAGAGTTTGATTCGCCTGATGCTCCTGGTTCAGGGGCTAAGATGCAGCCTAAGTTTATTCAGATGCTGGACAATGCCAGAGCCATTGCCGGAGTGCCATTTAAAATTAACTCAGGCTATCGAACAGAGGCTCACAATTCTAAATTAAAAGGAGCAGTTAAGGGAAGTAGTCATTGTCAGGGATGGGCAGCAGACATACATTGCACAGATGGCGATAAGCGATTTGTAATTATTGATAGTCTGCTGAAATCCGGTATTACTAGAATTGGAGTAAGCAGCACATTCATTCACGCTGATTGCGATCCCACCAAGCCTGCGAAGGTCATCTGGACTTACTAATATTATGACTCACGAATTAAGGGAGGAGCTAGTGAAATTTATCTATGATACTCCTGCCTACGGAGCTATTATACTGACTAAAATGGCTAACCCAGAGCCTCATTTCTATAACCCAGGAGAAGAATGGCTATACCATCATGGTTGGTCAATCATTCTACTATATCGGCTCTACCGGATGGCTATTGATATGCACAAGGGCATGCTGGAAACGGTGCTATATTATGATGACAGTCAGAAGCTGGTAGACATGAATGGCTATCAGAAGCTATTTCAGAAGTTTAAAAATTTATTCAGATGAAAATATCAAAGGAGTTCGCAGTTATTCTGGTGGCTGTTGTCATCTACATCGGAGGTGATGTTTATGTTACTAATGTAAACCATAAGAAGATTGACAATCTGATAGCCATGAATCAGGAGAGGCTGACCAATAGTAACATTCGGCAGAATCGGATGATTGAGTCTGTTGATAGCATGAAAATTCAAATAAAAGGCCTAGGTAAGTCAGTCATTTATCTCGATTCATGCCAGCAGAACAAGAGCATCAAGCAGGACAGGGCGGAGAGAAGAGGCAAGTTCGTGGGAGGGCTGCTGAAAAGCCTTATTCCCGGCATGTGAGCCATGCTTTATTCAGTAAGCGCATGCAGGTCTATGCCTACACCTGCACCTCTATTGTGCTTGTTGGCTTGCTTGCAGGGGTTGGCTGGCTCTATAAAATCCAAAAAGTAGAGCAATCAGATTCAGTGCTGATGTTTATTCTAGGGCAGGTTCTGTCCGCATGGGTAGCCTTAACTAATAAGATATTTAGGATTACAGCACCTAATATTGGGAGTGCTGATAATGTTTAACTTTGTAAAATGAATTGCCTCGAAGATTACATCGGATTGAAAGGATGCACAGCTGATGCACCTTTGTCTGGCCTCTACATCAATGACTATCCGGGCATGAGTTCGGAGCTTCTCGATAAGATTGCAACTCCTGAGCAAGTGTCTTATGTAGGCATGTGGAACTCAGCTCAGGCTGTCAGCTATGTGAGAATCAAGAGAGACATTCAGTCTGCCTTATTCACATCAGCAGAGGCTCAGCTAGATCAAATTCTTTTCCAGACTAGCAAGAACTTCGTGCAGCAGTGGCAGCAGATTACAACTGTTCCAGCAGAGGCAATTCTTAAAGGAGCATTTGTAAGCGTTCAGGGTAGTAAGTATCTGTCATTAAGAGTCAAGCAGATTTATGTTTACAATGCCGGGCCAGCTGTTGCCGGAGTGCCTTGGTATATTTTCCAGACTCAGGATGGCAAGGTGCTAGATCAAGGAACTGCTGACCTTGTTGAGGGCATGAACTATCTGCCTGTCAATAATGAGTTCTATTCTGACTTCGATAAGATTAACATCATGGTGGCTATGGATTGCACTAACCTGCCCACCACTTCAGGCTTCTTCATTGATTGGGGCTGGAATCAGATGGACTTGGAATGTGCCACCAGATTCACCTACCTCTGGCGCAATGGCTGGAGCATCTTTCCGGTTACTGCTCCGCTAGGCTATGGGTTCGGAGATAGCTGGACTCAGGATAACAGTCAGTCAGGAATATACATTGATGCTCAGCTATTGTGCAGCCTTGATAGCTTCATCTGTCAGCAGAAAGAGTTTCTTCTTGATGCCTGGGCAAACTTATTGTGCTATCAGATACTTTGGCAGAAGGTAGCATCATCCAGAGCAAATTACTTCGCCCAAAGCAATCGTGAGTTCACCGAGAGAGCTATGGCAACCTTCCTTGATGGATATCAGCAGTCTCTGGCAATCTGGGCTAGGCAGTTAAACCTGAGAGGTGAAGGCCTATGCTTCAACTGTGATAACGCTGGCCTGATTCAACAAGGCTTTGTGCGGCCCTAGACAAACATTTAATAACATCTAAATGATTAGATTTTATTTCTGCCTTAGCAGCAATATTGTATTCTGGTCTGAAATATTTAATTAGACTATTTTCTAATTCAAATAATTGCTTTTTTGGACAAGTAATAAAAAAAACAGAATCGAAATTTTTCATTCCTTCTTTATAGTGCGTATAAGCTCTCGCACTTATGTTTTCTGCTTGACCGATATATTTGATTTTACCATCCAAGCATAAAAAATATATGCCGGATGTTGTAAAAATATTCCCAATAGGCAATTCAAATAAATTATCAATTATTGAAAGTTCATCTGGTATTTTACTTTTGATTTTAAATTCATATTTATTAAAATAAATGAAATTATGTTTTTGCTCAAAATGGCCTTGTCTATATTGAACAAATGTATTTACAAACCAATCATTTAATTCAGATGGTATAAACCAAATGGTTTCTTCTTTTGTTATTGGATTAGTAATTAAATAATGGGGGCAGATTCCATTTTTTGCAAGAGCTATAATATCATCATCATTTAAAATATCTTTGATTTTACCCTTGCAATCAGCTATTGATTTTAATTTATTAGCATCTATCATAATAAATCAATCTTTTATTATTTCAAGCCTCTCAATCTCATGGTTGAGATACCACTGAGCCTTCCGTAAGTCCTCCAGCTTGCTGCCCTTCTTGCCTGCTCTGCTAATGTATTTGATGACATTGCCAAGGCAGAAGCCAAGCTCCCAAGCCTCAATGACCTTAATGGCCTCATAGGTGCTGTCTGAGCCTCCGTAATGCTCTGGATGATTGATAGCATCAGGCTTCTTTTTCATTTGCTCAATGTGCTTACTCAATGGCTTCTCATAATGCGGTTCATCCCAATAGTCCAGCATATTCACGGATAGTAATAAATAGGTTTTGGAGTATTATTTTCTGACATGGTTCTGCCTTTAAGGTCATCAAGTGACTGAACCAGCTGGCCATTAAAGTACCATCCGGCATGCCTAGGCTTTGAGCGCATATTAATTAGCTCAGCCTTAATCAGCACATCATTGAGGTCTATCTTGCCTTCATTGCCAATAATGAAATCTATCAGCTCTTCGATTGGATTAGTCATTTTTTGCGAAAAGTATTTAAAAATGCTACTTATTGCAATTACTTTCGCTCAATTCCGAGTAGTGAAAGCACAAGCAACCAGATGGCCAACAAGAATGCAGAGACCTTCTGCCATCCCTTCTTACCCTCCACAGCATCAGTCTCTCTTAGCTCAAGGTCAGCAATGCGTTTCTTCTGCAATCTTAGCTGATCCTCTAGGCTGTACTTCTTTTTCAAGATGGCTGTCTGCTCATCCTGGAGAGCGATGATTTCTCGCTCTAGTTTCTCAATTAGCTTATCAGTTGGCATAATTGTCATCGTAATATTGTTCAGCTCTTTCTCCGGCTCTAAAAGCCAGGTTCATTTCGATATAGGATGATTCATGAGCATCAATTATCTGCTGCTTCTCAATAGCCATTGCCTCATCGAATATTGCCCACCATGTCAATTTATCCTTAGGTGTATCCCATAGACTGCGGAATAACCATTCCACTGCTGTCTGCTTATCTTCCAGTTTCATTTATCAATCTGTCAATTATATGTTTTACATACTGTAAAGCAGCCAGCCCTCCGGCAAAGTAATATTTTGTCTTTACGCTATTTGACTGCTGCTCTGCTAGCCATTGCTTAGTCTTAATTTCCTTTGCCACAATCACTCTGAGCTGCTCTAGCTGTGTCATGATATTAGCTCCTCTAAGTTGATTCCGAACTCCTCAAATATCTCATTGACTTTATCTCCTAGAAGGTTAGCATCTACATGCTTACCATCCTCTGACTCATCAATGGCCTTGTGAATTGCATTCCTAAGCCTGTATAATGCCAAAGCCATGTCTGTTGCCTTAGTGCATCGCATGTGCGCTTGGATGTCCTCCGGATCATCAAGCCTGAAGTAAAGTGCTGCTTTCATAATTTTCTTTTTTTTAAAGATTGAATATTGCCTAAATGCTTGATGAAGCCCCGGCATAATGTGAAACCACTATAACCGAGGTCATAATATCTTTTATTATAGTCCTTCTCCGCAATGATGTGGTCATTTGGCCGCCATGTGCAGAATTTTGAAAACTCACCTGCAATCATATAATCAGACAGTCTCCTAAGACCAGGAGACCAAGTCATGCCATGCCAATCACCTCTATATCTATGCGCTAACTGCTGATACCTGACTCCGGTTTTGGTGAGCTTAATATCACGCATGATTGTATGCCCACTTCTATCTGCTGGATGCTTAATCCAAACCACTGCACACTTAGGTTCAGTCTCCAGAACAGCCTTAGAATCACTTATAAAGCCCTCCTGGTAGAACTCCCAATCATCTTCGCAATGAAATATGTAAGGAGTTTCTACCTTATGGTATAATACATCAATGGCATGAACTTGTCCAGCCCGATTACTCATTGACCATTCAGCCTCAATCTGCCAATGCCTTTTGAGAAAGCGATTAAGCTCAATGCCTAATTGAGTAGGGATTGCTCCTGAGTCCTCATGGATTAGAAATGCAGCTGGAGGAGGGCCATCCCAATAAGTAACCAATGAGCTGATGGTTTTCTCCAATAGGTCAAAGCGACCGCAGCTGGTCAGGCAGATGGTGATGTCTCTATCCATTGACATAGATTATGAATTTAATGGCCAACAGTATGACTAAGATTAAAGAGACAATCCAGAAAAAGCCCTGAAACAAGGCCTCTTTAATTACTTGCTTAATGCCTCTGTTAATCATCTGAGCAGAAGGTAAGAGTTATCAATAAGGGTAAGATTGCTTCCGGCCTCAACCGACACACACTGCTTGCCATTCCAAGCTAATATCTGAGTATTGTATTCATCCTCAGTCAGCTCAATGCCATAGATGAATATTTCAAATGGGGCTTTGTTAAGCCGATAAGAAAGTCTATATGGCTTCTCCAGATAGTCTTGAGCAAATTGAGTCTTGCTCATGTCATAGACGGTTAATGATCCGCCATACATGGTGGCGAATTTCTGAATGTCATAAATAGTGCCTTTGGCATCGATTGAAATACCGAAACCAAAATAATCGTGAAATGATACTCTTGTCTGCATGTTGTTTAATTGGTTAGATTTGTAATGCAATAGTAGCAGTTAAAATTTATCTGCAAAAATATTTTACAAAATAATTTATGCCTGTCTATGACTCCACTTCAGCTTTCTTGAAGCAGCAGCTCAAGAACTTCAGGGAAGCATCCAAGGCCGACAAGGTGCTGAGAGCAGCTGCTCTTTATGCAGCTCCTGCTGTGAGTGACAGGGTGCAGGATAGCGGCAGAAAGTCTGATGGCTCTGAACTTCCTCCTTATGATTCAAAGCGAGTAATAGGCAAGGGAAGCCCTATCAGCAGGAAGTTTGGCGAGATAGCCAGCAAGAAGCAAGTAAAAGCCAGAATGAAAGCCTTTGGCGATACCGATGAGTTCTATGGCTATGCTGACTTCCGTAGATCATTAGGCCTTCAGACTGCTTACATGGACTTAACTCTTACCGGGGCAATGTGGGCTAGCTGGAAGCCTGTGCCAATAAGTAATACAGCCTATGGAGTAACCTTCACATCAACTGAACAGAATAAGATTGCAGGCTACTTGGAAGAGCGATTTGGCCCTATCTTTGAACTTTCGGATGAAGAGCTGGCACAATCACTCCAAATTATCAATAGACTAGCCATTGAATTCTTGAGCAAATGAAGCTGACTAAGGTAACCGTTGAGAGCGCAATAAAGAACCTATGTGAAAACATAGCCAGCACCTATGTTGGTCTTGCTCTCAATTATGGTGAGGCGGTGGAGAGCATCATTGAGGGATCAGCTGGCAATTATGTGACTCTGGATGGCTCAACTTACTGTGCTGTGAATGACACTTACCCGATTGTGCTGTTCCTGGTCAGGGAAAGTGCATCGGTTGAACCTACTCCAGCAGGAGGCAGAGCCACAAGCCTGCTCAGAAGAGTCAATTTTAAATTAGTAGCTAATAGCAAGCTAGAGAATGCTGAGTTTGCTTTTACATCTATAATCAATAGGACAAAAGGAATCACCTATGAAGGCACGGACTACAACAGCAAAGCAATCGCAAACCAATACTTCGGTCTTGCGGAGAGAAACTTTGAGACCCACTTTTTCGCCCTGGACTTATCAGTTGTCGAAAAAATTAGCTGTGAAGTTTCCTGTTGATCAAATCTACTATATCAGCCTGCCTAAGGCTGCCCAAAGGCGCAAGAAATTAATTAAGCACTTTGAAGATATAGGCCTAACAGATAGGCATGGCAATCAGCCTGAGTTTATTGTAGCCTCTAATGGCAATCACATCAGCCATCGCATTGACAATACTTTAAAAAAGACTAACAAAAGGCCAATCATAAGCCTGAGCGAAATAGGCTGCTGTGCTTCTCATCGTGATGTCTGGCAGAAGATGCTAGATAATGGCAATGAGTATGCCTTAGTACTTGAAGATGATGCCAGATTTGATGTTGAGAAGACCAATCAACTCGTGACAAATTGGAACAGGTTGCCTGAGTTTGACTTCTTGCACCTAGGCTGGAACTATTATCCCGGATGGGGAGAGCAGACCATTGAGCCTGTTGAGTGCATTGAGGGGCTTCAACTTTGGAAAGGGAATCACATGTGGCTGACTCATGGCTACATCGTGAATCGTAAGGCAGCACAGTTGTTTCTTGAGCATACTTACATCCAGAACAATGGCCTAGATGCTATGACCGCATGGATTCAAGACCTTATGCTTAGCTATGGCTTTCAGCCTCATGTCTGCTTTCAAGACCCACATTTAACCGGGCATCAGAGAAGTCAGATTCACCACACAGGGTAACTTATTAATTAACATATAATGGATAATCTTCAGTACATCAGAGATGCCATCAGGGATGGTGGGCATAACTCACAAGTGACAGTAGTTCGTTGGGAACTCAACCC